ACCATCAAAAAATAATGAGAATTATAAAAGGAATGGATTTTCCTTTAGTAACATTTAGATCAAAATCTGGTGGCGCACATTTATTTTTATTTGCAAAAGAATTTATTCCTGCATCATTGATGCAATCCAAACTCAAAGAAATGGCAGAAGCTTTAGGTTACGCAGGTAGTGAGATCTTTCCAAAGCAAACTGTAATACATGTAGAGAAAGGAGATACAGGTAACTTTTTAAATCTTCCATATCATGGAGGGGTCAGAGGATTAAGATATACATTTTCAGCGGGTGGTGAAGCCGCTAGTTTAGAATCATTCTATTCTATATATGATGAGTGGGTACAAACAAAAGAACAAATAGAACAAATAAAAATAAAAAAAGTAGTGGAAGAAGAGGCCTTTAAAAAGGGTCCTCCTTGTTTAAATAGATTAGCTATTGAGGGTTTTGGTGAAGGCTCAAGAAATAATGCATTAGTTAATATAGCTATATTTTGTAAGAAAGCTTATGACGATTGGGAACACAAGGTCGGTGAATACAATCAAAAATATATGACACCACCTTTATCTTACCAAGAAGTGCAGACAGTTATTAAATCTATGAGTAGAAAAGACTACAAGTACAAATGTAAAGACCAACCTATCTGTGATGTATGTAACGCAGCAAAATGTCGTACTAAAAAATTTGGTGTGGGTTATGAAGAAGAGCAGATGCCAGAACTAGGAACGTTATCAAAAATCTGTTCTGTTCCATCACAATATTTTTTAGATGTAGATGGTAAGAGAGTAGAGTTAACTAAGGAGCAATTACATAACGCAAATCTATTTGCAATCGAGGTTATGGATAAAGCAGGAGTGGTGATTGGTACAATACCTAAGGGCCCAGACTGGAGAGAGATATATCTTAAACCGTTAATGGCTGGAGTACAGGAGATTGAACCATTAAAATCTTTAGATCCTAAAGAAGTATTAGTTCATTTGTTAGAGCAGTTTACAGTTAACAGACATCAAGCACGAACTAGAGATGATATTTTAAGTAAGATGGCATGGACTGATGATGGTCATACTTATTTTAGAATGGATGACTTCTATTCTTTTTGTAAAAGAAATAACTGGGAGTTAGACAGAACCAAGACTGGGAATTTACTTAAAGGTTTAGATTTATTTGAAAAAGAAACACGACTAAAGGTTAAAGATCAAAACCCACATTTAATAAAAATAAAATCTATGAAAAAAACTGAACCAACTATTAGTGAAGTTAAATATGAGGAGACACCATTTTAATGCAGATGGATCTTTGGCCAGAAGAAATAAAGATAAGAGATGCCGATAGAGTTGATCTTTCTACCTTGAAAGATTTAAATATAAATAAGAATAATTTTGTGAATAGAAAAAACTGGGAGTTTAAAGACCTTCCTAAAGGTAAATATTTTATATACAAAACGGGAGGTATAAATCCATATCTTCCAGATGCGGGGCCTATCTTTCCTTATGTTATAAATACGATAACTATCAATCGTAAAAACGGAGGTTTTGTTTCCCCCTGTTTAACTAGGCCAATTAAGTATCCTCGTTGGAATATAAAGGGTATACGTGGCACACAAGGTACTAATATAAATGCTTTAGTATCTTGTCATGTTCTCGTTGCAACAGCATTTATTGAACAAGAATTTCCTACTCAAACTTATGTGTGTCACATTAATGAAAGCACAGTAAACAACTACCACTTATGGTTCAATGTAGAAAATTTAAAATGGGGTACCCCCAGTCAAAACAATTCTGGAGTGGCAAAAACCCATAAAGGAAGTGTTATAGAATGAAAACAATTATACTTGGACCACCAGGCACAGGAAAAACTACAACCCTACTAAATTTAGTAGAAGATTTTTTACGTGCTGGCACCAGTATTAAAAAGATAGGTTATTTTTCTTTCACAAAAAAAGCTGCATACGAAGCAGAATCTAGAGCTGAAGAAAAATTTAAAATAGATAAAAATGACATACCTTATTTTAGAACTTTACATTCATTAGCTTTTAGAACACTGGGTATAAAGAAAGAACGAATGATGAAGTCGAGAGACTACAAAGACTTTGGTATTAAATGTGGGATACCTATAAAAACTGCATGGTACAAAGAAGACGATGGTGTTTTTTATTCTGATAATGAATACTTACAATTAATTAATAAAGCTAGAGTTAAAGAGGTTGATGTGTTGGATGAGTACGACAAAAATGAACATGTTCTAGACATTGAACGAGATATATTATACCTTTTAGATCAAGAACTTAGGAAGTATAAAAAAGAAAAAGGGCTAGTAGATTATGATGACATGTTGGAAAAATTTATTGAACAAGATGTATCACCATCTTTCGACGTATTATTTATTGATGAAGCACAAGACCTCTCACCACTTCAATGGAGGATGGTTAAAACTATTTGGAAGAAAGCAAATAAAACATATATTGCAGGAGACGATGATCAGGCTATATTTAGGTGGGCTGGTGCTGATGTTGATTCTTTCATCGCGCTTAAAGAAGAAGTAGATCACATTGATACATTAAAACAATCTTACAGGATTCCTGGTGGACCTATCCATGAATTATCTCAACAAATTATTAAACGGGTAACTAATAGATACAATAAAGATTATTTACCAAGACAAGAGTTGGGAGACCTAACTAGATATACTGATGTTACTCAAGTAGACATGTCGCGTGGTGAATGGTTAGTATTATCATCAGCCAACCATTTCTTAGATGACATAAAAGATCTATGTGAGTTACAAGGATGGTACTATTCACATAAGCACAAGAATTCTATTAGGTTAGATCTACTTTTAGCAATTCAGGCCTGGGAAAAGTGGAGAACATCTAAACATATATTGAATACCCATTCAATAAAAAATATTTATTCTTATCTTGGCGACAATGTAACTAAAGGGTATAAAACAGGTAAGACAATGAATGATGACAAGGAAGGATATCACATTGAAGAATGCGTCGCGGAGCATGGATTACAAACACAAGATGTTTGGTATAAAGCGTTCGCTGGATTAGATTCTGACACAGAAAATTATATTAGAAATATGCTAGCCAATAATGAAAAAATTACACAAACACCAAGAATAACTTTATCAACAATACACGGGGCGAAAGGAGGGGAAGCTGATAATGTCTTATTACTTCCTGATATTACTAAGTCTGCTTTGGACAACAACGATATTAATCCAGACGAATTACACAGACTTTTTTATGTTGCTGTAACACGAGCAAAAAAATCATTACATATTTTAGAACCAAAAAACTACGATAGGGCTTATGTATTATGAAAAAACATGACCCAGTAAATTTCCCCGCACACTATAATAAAGGTGGTGTTCAATGTATTGATGCAATTGCATCATGCCAAGGCTATGGCTTTCGATATTACTTGCAGGGCTCGGCGTTGAAATATATTTGGCGCCATGAACATAAGAAAAAACCCATTGAAGATTTAGATAAAGCTATTTGGTTTTTAAATAAACTAAAGGAGCAATATAAATGAGACCATTACAAACACCAATGTTCACACCGGAAACTGAATGGGTTCCACCAGTTACTTTACCTGACTTAAGTCAGCACAAAGAAATAGCAATAGACTTAGAAACCAGAGACCCTAACTTAATAAAGATGGGATCAGGTTCAATCAGACGTGATGGTGAAGTAGTTGGTATTGCAGTGGCAGTAGAGGGATGGTCAGGTTACTTCCCTATCAATCATGAAGGCGGTGGGAACATGGACCGCGCATTAGTGTTAGATTGGTTCGAAGAAGTTTTAAACACAACAGCTACTAAAATATTTCATAATGCCATGTATGATGTGTCCTGGATTAGATCTATGGGTTTCTATATCAATGGTGGCATCATTGATACTATGATTGCAGCATCATTAGTTAACGAAAATAGATTTCGTTATACACTCGATGCAGTTGCAAAAGATTATGTAGGCACAGGTAAGCATGAAAATCTGTTAAGAGAAGCCGCGAAAGATTGGGGTGTTGATCCTAAAGCTGAAATGTGGAGACTACCTGCACCATTTGTAGGTGAATATGCTGAAAAGGATGCAGAGATTACATTAAAGTTATGGGCTGCTATGCAACATGAAATAGCTAAACAGGATTTGTGGGATGTATTTAATTTAGAAACGAATCTATTCCCGTGTCTAGTCGACATGAAATTTAAAGGTGTGCGTGTTGATCTAGATGTAGCTCACTCTATTAAAGATAACTTAGAAAAAACTGAGAAAAAATTACATCAAGACATTAATAAATTAGTAGGTTTTGATCTAGAAATATGGGCCGCAGCATCTATTGCTAAAGCGTTCGACAATTTAAAACTTCCTTATGATAGAACTGAAAAAGGAGCACCATCATTTACTAAAAATTTCTTAGCTACTCATCCAGCAGAACTTCCAAAGTTAATCAATAGCGCACGAGAAGTTAATAAAGCTAACACAACCTTTATTGATACAATCTTAAAGCACGAATATAAAGGCAGGATCCATGCTGATATAAATCAAATTAGATCTGACCAA